TCAACATCGTCTCTTCCAAATTTTTCCATGCAAAATCTAGCAAGATTTTTTGTATATTCTATGCCCCAGTCTGCCTCTGTAGCGTTATTGATTATTTGCCAAATTGTTTCTAACTCTTCATCTGATATAAAGTTTTTAATAGCAAGAACCTGGTCATGCCAAACCTCTATTTCATAATTAGCATCGACAAATTCTTTCTCTAAGAAAATTTCCATTTTAGTCTCCAACCTTATACTTATTGCCATTTTTGTCTAATTTGTATCCTTGTTTTAACAACTCTTGCCATTCTGCTCTTTCAATTTCTTGCTTTGCTCTAGTCTCTTTCATTTCTGCTGCCCAAGCATCTCTGACTTCTTGAGGATAGTCAGACTCTTCTCTGTCATCCCAGAAAGATCCAATGGTATATCTTACTCCACTTTCAATTACAGATACCTCGTGCATGTTATTAAATCCCCCGTCAAAAACGGCAAGCATCCCTACCTGTGGCTTAATCTCTATATTTTGATCTGGAAATCTTAGCAAACCGCCTTCAAAATTATCATTAAGATATAGGAACCCTGCATATCTGCTTCTTGTAAATGCTCCAGAATTTCCATGTTCGTCAGTGTTATCTGAGTGAACTCTTGCATACGCTCCTGGCTCCCACTTCTGAGTATGGTAACCAATCTTTGATATTGTTTTTGGGTCAAGATCGTGAACTGATGCAATTGCTTCAGGCATTGCTTTTTCTATATCAGAAAATATTGTTGGTTCTAAACCAGCATCTAAAATTTCTGGATCATTATCTTTTGGCAATACAGAAGAGTATGACTCATAAAAAGAAATTGGCATCCAAGAAATTTTGCCGTTATCTGCCTGAGCATCTAAGGCTTTAATCATTTTTTCGCAATCTTCTTTTGTTACAAAGTTTTCGTACACAACTATATCTTTTGTAATTCTTTTTTTGTTGTTTAGGTTCATGGCTGCCTTTCTCCAGTGTGCTTTGTTATTTCCCAGAAGAATGGGCATGTAAATCTTAAGCCACTTTTAATTTCAGTTACCCCATGAATAAAGTTCTTGTCTCCTGGGAAAAAATATGCTGCACCTTTTTTAGGCTTAAACTGAACACCTTGCAATGGAAAATAAAGTTCTCCGCCTTCATAGTCATCGTTTAAATAAAATAGGCTTGAAAGATCATAGTTTGGAAAATCATTTGGTAATCCTGCATCTGGGCCTTCATGTAGTTCTTTGTCTGCATGAGGGTTTTGAAATTGCCCAGGAAGCCACTTAACGATAGTTGTACCTGTTGGAACAACCTCTACCTTATAAAATTCTTCCACAATAGGCTTTAGTCTTTGAAAAAGTCCTGCTATAACTGGTGCAATGTCTGGATCATTTTTATCTAGCGTTGGACTGGTTGCAACTCTATCCTTCCAATAATTTGAATCATAGACAATTGTTCCATTTTCATTTACATGGGTTTCTGTAACATCCCAAATAGTTAAAGACTTTGCAGCCTTTTCTAAAAATACTATCTCTTCTTCTGTCATAAAGTTTTCTAACTCTACGATCATATCTTTACTGCTACCAAACCATCCAGAAGGTGTCATTGACGGTTTTCTTTTTACAACAGAAGCATTCGTTATGTCCATAAATTGATTATATCATAGGGTTTATGCCCTACAATTCCCTTTCTATTTCTAGTTGTTTTAAGAATCTTTCTGCACTAAAACGCCAGTTGTCTTTTGCAAAAGATGTAACAATTTTCATACACAAAGTCTCATAATCGTCTTTACTTAGTTTGTCTTTTACCTCATGCAAAGCATTTACAGTGTCTATATAGTTTTGTCTAATAAATGATGGATCTCCAGCATGATTTCTTTTTAATACCTTTGTATTAATCATTCCAGAAGGCTGATACAAAGAAACTGTTAGATAGTCTTTTGCAAACCCAGCATCCTGGTACATCTCATAACCCTCAACGGCCTGCTCTGCATTATCAAAAGATATGATGGACCTTACTGGATGCTCTCCATCCCTTGAAACCGTAATCATGTAGTGGTGTACGGTTTTGTTTTTTGTTCCCTCAATATAGTTATTAACTATATCTAAATGACTAGGATTTAATTGGCTGGTCATCGAAAACCGCTTGTCTTGTCTTCTACATAAAGTTTTAGTGTTTTTGTTTCATGTGATCCCAACGTTTTACCATTTTCATTTACTGCATCTCTATACCAGTCAGTCCACTTTCCAGACTGGTTGACAACTTGGGCTGCCTCACCATAAGAAATGTTTGCATCAATTCTTGATCTATCTAAATCTTGATAGTTAACGATTTCTATTGTACTATTATTTAAACTGCTCAAAGATATAGGAATTATTGTTGCGATTGGGGTTCCTGCCTTTATAACTACCTCTTCGTTTGCTTTTCTTGCTTTTATTGCTAATGGCAAAGGATTATCGTAAAATGAAGAACTTATTAAATTAGACATTGTTTCAAAATTTTCATTAAAATAGTTTACTGGGTTAATTGTTAAAATGCTTACATTCTCATCAGTCCTAAAAACTAGCCCAGTATTTAAACTAATAGAAGACTGTCCTCTACCAGTATATGAACCCTCTGGAGCCAAAAGAATTTTAACATGATCCTGAGTTTGATCATTAACTCCATCCCAAATAAAAGATATGTCCTGTGAACAAGAAAGACTCCATCCAATTACGTTTGCTTGTGTAACTGGAAAGCATCTATATGCATGGTTTTCTGATGTTTGATCCATCCAATCTCTTTTTATTGACATTGGAGAAATTTCAAAACTATTTCCCTGCATCTTTTCAACAGAAATTTTAATCATTATTCTTGATCCCATTTCGGATCATACATGTCTGGAGTATGGTACTTTTTGCTATAGTCAAGCATAGTAACGATTGAATACTTTGTTCCAGAGTGTACTGGCATTGCTTGATGAGGATACATGAAGTTTGATGGGAAGATGTAAAGATCTCCAGCCTTTGGCTTGATATTTAAACCCTGAAGTCTAAAATACAACTCTCCGCCTTCATAGTCATCGTTAACGTATGCAACAAGTGAGACTGTGCAGTTATATGAGTATCCATGATCGTGGTGCTCTTTAAAGTGTTGCCCTGGACCATATTTAATAAAATTAAATGCTTCCCAATACTTTAATGGCATAATGTTATAGTCTCTTCTGTAGTCTTCTACAGCAGCGTTTTGTGCATCATAAATATCTTGCCATAGGGACTGAAGTTTTAAAGAATCTTCACTCTTGTCTAACTCTATATCTGTTTTCTTAAATTTAAAATCAACACAGTCTCTATATTCTGGCATAAGTTGCTGATACCCTACATACGCTGGCATCCAATGATATCTTTTACCTTCTGATGACAACTCTCCATATCCAGCAACAGAACCAAGAGTTTTTTCAAGTCTATTAATTACATCAAATTCTTTTTTAATAACATTTCTGTAGCAAACAATTCCGTTACCAAGAATTTCTTTTTCTGTCCAACTTTGCATTTTTTCTCCTATTTGTATTCTCTTCTAGACCAAACTTCATTTTTATATACGCCACCGTCTGGTTGACGATAAACCTTTGCATTTTCCATCATTCTTGTATAGATTTCACTACCACCTAAAATTTCTACTTGATGATTCCAGTTTTCTCTTTTAAAAGGAATAAACTGCATGTAAGGAGTTCCTTCAGGAATCCTTCCTTCCCAGCCTTCAGAAAGAAAAAATGGAAATGTTCCCGCTAAAGAAACTTTGTCATTATCAATAATACCAGAAGTATTTAAAAATGGAAGATCAAACCTATTAATTGGAGTTAGGTATAAAGCGCTGTATCCTTCTGGAAGCGAGATTTCCCAATCTGGATACCAAGCAAAATGATTTTTATAAAAACCCATTGGATGTTCGAACTGTGCCATTGGTGGTCTTTTTGTTACAAAACCTTCATATCTTGAATCATGAACCTTAACATCAATTACTCCACTTTGATTTTTAAAAAAATCTATGTCGCATGGAGTCTTTAAAACATATCCAGTTATAAATGAGTCAAGTATTGCTGGGCAGGCTTTCCATGTTGGAATTTTTCCATAATCGTCTGTTGTTCCTTCTTTAGGAAATGGACAAACCTCTTTTGTTGCTTTGTAATATTCACCATTTGGCATTTTGGCAAATCTATCTGCATTTTTGTACCATTCAGGAATAGAGTTTTGTGATGGTGAAGGCACAGAAGAACTTTGTTTTGTTAACCAAGGTTTAGATGATTTAAAAACAACAGTATTTTCTTGATCTGCCATATTACTTATGGCCTAATTCATTTATGTCTGTCATTATGACAACACAATACTTTGTCCCCGATTTCATTGGTAATGATGCATGCTCATAAATATAATTTGATGGAAAAATTGCTATATCTCCAACTCTTGGCTTGTGAACATAGTTATCTAGTCGTGGAAACTTAATCTCTCCACCCTCATAGTTATCATTGATATAGATAACAGCAGAGACTGTGCAATTATATGCTGGACCATGATCTGCATGGATATTGAAGTGTGTTCCTTCTCCTTCATACTTTACAAAGTTAAATGCTTCATAATATACAACGTTAATCCCCCAGTATCTTGCATAGTCGTCTACGCAATACTTTAACTTTTGATATATTTCCTCATGCAAATCAATAAGTTCTGAGTTATGCTCATCTCTTGAACCTAAGTTTTCTTGCTTATATTTAAAGTCTACAGCATCTCTAGCCTTTTTAATTGGAATTGTAGAGTTGGTTACCTGTGCTTCTGACCACTTATACTTTTTATTCCCGCTTAAATTTGACTCTAAAATGTTTATATATCTTTCTGCATCATCAGGTGAAAATACATCTCTATAAATATTTAGACCTAAGCCTGGATTTTCAACTGTAACTTTTTGATTAATAGACTTTGTGTCCATTCTTTTAGATGCTGTTTCTGATCTATCTTTTGTAAACCAAACGTTATCGTTTTCGTTATACATTTTAAGTAAAGCCTTTCTCTATTGTTTATAATTCAACTATTTTAATTATATAAATCTTGAGCCATCCCAGCCATATGTTATTCCAGCAGAAACAGCCTGATCTTCAGGAACCTTGACTAAGGTAATTTCGCTGTTTATTGCTGCAGAAAACATTTGAACTTTAGGAGAATCATTTCTTACTCCATATCTAGCAACTAAAGTGTTATTAGATAAGAATACATAAAGTTTAAAAGAATTTAATTCTTCTTCTGTTGCATCTGCTGCTTTGCTTGGCTTTCCTCCAGAAAACGAAGTTCCGTCCCAAATAGATCCATAGGTTGCTGTTAGTTTATGCTCAGAGGCATCCATGCCAACTATTGGACTTCCTAAAGCAAGTGCTGCATCTATTCCATTTATTATTTCAACATCTTCATGATTAAGAAGTGCGAGAACATCGTATGACTCGTCACTATTTTTAACTAAAACTGCGTACATAGTAATCTCCTTTTTGTGTTTTTAGTATACCACATATTGATAATAAGTGCATACTCTCATATGCACTCATTAACATTAGCAGCAACAATTTCCGCAAGGGCACTGCCAGCAATAAGTTGCTTGGCACCCGCAGCCTCCGCCACCGCCTGTGAAGTGTGGGAAGAATGGTGGGAAGAATGGGAAGAATGGGAAGTAAGGGAAGAACGGCGGGAAGAATGGGAAGAATGGGAAGTAAGGGAAGAACGGTGGGAAGAATGGGAAGAACGGGAAGAATGGGAAGAATGGCGGGAAGAATGGGAAGAATGGGAAGTAAGGGAAGAATGGTGGGAAGAATGGGAAGAATGG